TCACAAGGTGGTCACAACAGAAAGTCCAGACGAAAAAAAAGCGCTGCATGTATGCAACGCTTTGAATTCTTTAGAGAAAATGGTGGGCCGTGATGGATTCGAACCATCGACCAATTGGTTAAAAGCCAGCCATTCAAACAATCCTAAGCTGTTGATTATATTATAATTACCGATCTTATTTATCCCAATCATGTGTGCGCCCCTTCGTACAAAAACCCCTATTTTTATAGGCTCTGATTTTTCTTATGGGATAGATTTTAGACCCGTTTTAAGCTGATATTAAATACGCTAAGCTATGCAAAACAATCAGCACAGGATTCTTGACCACTCACAGCGTCTATGCTGTTATTAGCAGCGGACAGCCACGGATTATGGCGCGGTCGAGTGCGAACAAAGGTGAATTCAATGCAGCGACAGGTAAAAGCAGGGAACGTGATTTGGGAAGGCAACGACGTGGTTATTACGTTGTTAAGCATTGAAGGCGACGCCATTGAGGTACTCATCACCCCAAGCCCCGAGCTTTTGCCGGTGCCCGAGGTTGAGTATGTCGATGAGGTTTAGGTAACCCCCAGCATTAATAGCACTCGATTGTCATGCCTTAAAATTAGTAAACCACATAGGCCCAGCGCCGCCACTTGAATAACTCTGACAAGCAATTGCCTGCACTCCGGTACCGTCGTCGTATGTTGCATAAGCTTCGCCCGTCGATGGCCCATATGCCATCTGACGCAATTTCAGCACCAAGCCCTCGCCCTTACGATGCCCAACCAGCGGCACTGGCATAAACCAGGCTTTATTTAAAGCTGTATCGATCAATACACTGCTCGCTGCCGAAGCATAAGCAACAGCAGCCCAAGAACCAGACATTTCGAAGGCAAAGAAATATTGGCTATTGAGAACATCATAATCAACATTGACACGAGAACTAGTCACCCCCGTCGTATACACAGTGGAACTCCACGTCACAGGTGTTGATGCTCCGCCAAAAGTACTAAAGGACCCTAAATTAAAACAACAAGCGTATGCATTATCTGATGTATCAACAACCAAATCACCCGCCCCAAGAACGACTAGAGATGCGCTGAAGTTTGCTTGCGACCCAAACACAATCCCCGCGTCACAGTCAAAGTAAAATGGTAAATAGCTCGGTGAATTATAGAATCCAGACAATGCCTGCGCGCCAGAAAGCAGCAGTGCGCCCGTGTCGTCACCCATAATCGTACCCGATACGCTATCAATATTACTTGGCGAATCGACGTTACCAGCAGGGAAATACGTGCATTGAACACCATTTAAATACTCCGCCGTATCGTGAATCGTTGGGTTATTATTCGCGACACCCGACGGATAAGTCAGTATTAATATACGCCCCACAGAGAGGTCTTTACGCTTAAGAACTAACGTAACTGGGCTGCCCGCGTTATCGAATGAGGCTACTTGCCACAAAAATTCAGCATCGCCCGCGTGGGTCTCTATTAATGTTTTAAGATCAAGGAGGTAAGCGCTTGTAGTGTCGCCAGTATGTACACCCAGCCCACCATTTTTCCAAGTTAATGTAGAACTCATTTCATTACTCCGTTATACATAAGTGATTTCTGTCCAGCTTGCTGCGACATCCCAAGCTGCGGCTTGCACTGCATAATCAACCGTTCGCCAGCCAACGATTGCTGCGCTTGCCGCCGTATTATCTAGCGCATAAAATAACAATGGATTTGGCGGTAAAGGCGGCTCACTCTCTGCAAATAACACCAAATCCCACTCATCCACCCCCACTTTAATCAAGTCAACTGCCGCGCCCTGACCAGCGAGCACCAAGCCGTTTGGCGTATTGATCGTTACACCATCGTCTTCGACCAGCGTGGTTTGCCCGGCGCCCCACTGCAACATGGTTATGATTGAGCCAATGCGTATAGCCACACTGGCATTGGCGGGTACGGTGACGGTGTTGGGTGCGGCATTGGTCATGCGCACGGTGCGGTTGCTGTCTACTAACCCCAAGGTGTAGTCGGTGCCAGTTTGATTATTAAGCGCAGCCGCAACTTGGGATTCTTTTAGTTTGGTTTGACCCATAGCTAGATACCCATTGCTGCGTTGTAGTGGTCTGTGACGTCTGATGCCGTAAATACGCTTGCATATACCGCGCTGTGAATTCGTCCGTGGGCATAATTTCGGTTGCCCATGTCATCGATTCGGCGGCCAACCGAGAAGCCGTAACGCGCTGACTTAAAATAGATCCCGTCGTGCTCACCCTTGAGCACGCCGTTTACGTAGAGTCGCATACGACTATACTGACTACTGCCCACCATGCGCTTATCAAACACGATAACTGCGTGATTCTTAACGCCAGCAGTTACGAGCACATCAGTAATAATATTGTAGACATACCCCTCACTATTAAAATATTGAGGCGTCGCCATGCGCAGATACAATGTATTACCACCCGGAGTCATCGGGTTTACTCCATTGCAGCAGCCAAGGGTTAAAATGCGCGGGTAAACTGTGTTCTGGCCGCTGTAGCTAATACCAGTGTTGTGAAATGACCAGATGCCCTCGCCGTTGGGCGTGGTGTCCAGCTCAAAAAATACCTCTACTGAAAATTCATCTTCCTCGGCAAACGGGGTTGAGAATGTGCGTATATAGCCGTCAGCGCCATTAAGCGTAGCAATATTTTTACCCCCATCGACAATAGGGGGATCTTGGAATGTAATACCTCCCAGATATTGGCCCGTCTCACCATTGCCCGATGCATCAAAGCAGGCCTTTGGCACAAGCTCATCACACGGATACCAAGCAACTGGACTTTTGGCCGCAATCAGAGCGGCATAGGTAGATGGTGCAGGGGGATCAGGTAGCGGTGGCTGAATGCCCGCGCCGGTACCAATGTCATTGGCATCGACAATCTCCTGCTCGGTAATTACACGATTTACGATTACAAACTCGTCTAATCGAGCATTGATATCATCATTGTTTCCGCCGTCATCAGGTCGCCGCCCTATGTGCAATTCGGCGTAGTTAATTGACTCATACAACGGCAGCGTGCGAGTGAGGGCCTTATTGATCCAGAGCGACAGCACTGCATCAGACGCGCTCCATGTGGTTACAAAATGATAATCAGCGCCCGTTACAACAGCACTGTCTGCTGCTGCTATTTCCCAATTATTGAGGTCACCGTTTACGCTGCCAATAAAGGGATAATTGCCTCCTGGAGAATAGCCATCCTCAGTGCCATCAGCAAACCCAAGCAATGTCCGGTGAGCGTCGTAAAAACTGCCAGCGCGACCAATAAACCATAGCGCAGCGCCATTGGGCAGCCCAACAAAATTTGTCCAAACCTCAATTGTCCAATCGCCATCTGTAAAGGTATACCCAGAATTTATAAGCTCACCGCCGTTGAGCAACACTGACGCAGAGCCACCGTCAACAATGGGGGCCTCACCAAGTGTAAAGCCCCCTGAATACGTTGCGTGATTGCCGTTACCAGACGAATCAAATGCTGTAGCCGGGCTAACCTCATCAAATCGCAGGTATGTGTCTAAACCCGCCCTAGCCATGATCTCATCATAGTAGTCGCCACCCGTTTCGCCGGGACCACCAGCGTCTTCACCCAAGCCCGAGCCACTAATGACACAAGACCATTCGTTTAGGCCCGTTTTGCGCAAGCGCGCGAACGAACCGACAGCCGTTAAGCTCAGCGCTTCAACAGAGGTAACCGTAACACCCGACGCAGCAACGATGCTTATTTCTCCAACGCCGCCCTGCACCAATAACACTTCGGCGCCAACTCTTAGCGGCACCGCCGTGTTAGTTGGCACTGTGGTGGTGTGGGCTAACTCAGACTGCACCAGCACTATGCCGCCGTCATCAATATGGGCCAAAGTGTATGATGCGCCGCTTTGCTTATTTACCGCGCCTTTAACTTGCGAGCTTTTTAAGCGGGTTTGGCTCATGCAACACCCCCGAGCAATATCCACTCGTCGGAGCCTGTTTTGACCAACAGCGCATTGGCATGCTGGCCACCCAATGTGTTATTAGCAGACAGCAACGTTACGCCCATGTCGCCCTCAATTGTGGGTACACCAGCACCCGCTTGGCGAATGGGTATGCGCGCACCAATGTCAAAATTAGCGTCGGCCTCGGCAGGTATGGTGAGTGTTACTGCGCTGCCAGATGTACAGCGCACATAGGCACGGGCATCTGCGAGCACAAAGGTGTAGCTAGTGCTTGCCACCGTGTTTATGGCGCGGCTTATTTGATCGCCGTGTAGCCGCTGCATTAGTAAGTGGCCAGTCGCACAAGGGTGACAACGCCTGCGGGCAGCGGCTCGTCAAAATCAATGTGGGTGCTGTCTGGGCTGCTGTAACCGCTGGTTTGCGGGTAGCCATTTATCAACACCATAAAGTGATTGATATTGGTATATTCAGCCACTGTAATCTGAGTGTCTCCCGCCGACACCGCCACGGTTTCAAACGCAAAACCGTTGGCATTACCGCCGCTGCCAACCGTGTTCATGTAGTCCGCGAATTCGCCGATTTGCTCTGCAAAAGTCACCATAGCGGACATAAACGCATCAGCTTTTGTGATAAATGAGGACTGACTGTCAGTTAAACGATTTGGAGCCTCGGGCAGTTCATCAATAGTTGGCGCTGGCATTACACTAATCCTTCTATTCTTATGGCGCAGTCAGAGACGACTGGCCCAGAAAGCACAATTTCAAAACTTTTGAAAAATCCGTAAATCACTGTGGCCTCATGATTCTGGCCGCCAATATAAACCGCCGCTTGGGCGCGAACAGAAGCTAAAAAGCGGTGCACGTTAGACACGGTGTTGGTTTGTAATATCACGTCAAAATCGCCCACTTTGGCATAGGGCCGCTCAACAATAATGGGGTTGCCGAATTCGTCTTCGTCTTTGCGGCTGTAATCGCGAATAGACAGGCTCGCGCCGTATTGCGTGTCGCCAATACTGCGCTGACCGCCCATAACCAGCTCGCCACACTGCGCTATACCGCCATCGTTATTAATAGTGACGTTGATTGTTAGTCCCGCTACCGACGGCAGATCGACCAGCGCAACATCGGTAAGCTGACCAAACTCTGCAAAAAAATAGTCCCACCAATTATTCACCGGCTCGCCAGCGCTCAGCGGCACAGTAGCGGTATACTGCACCACCTCATCGGCGTCGGTAACTTCCACATTTAGCGAGGACCCCACCAAATTAAAAAATACAAGCGCATCCACCACGCGGCTCGATTGAAAAGTTAGCTCAATGCTGTCGGCGTTCGACGAGCCTTGGGTCAGCTTGCCGTCAAACATTGCATAGCGATTTGTTGGCCCCTCTTCAAACCAGGTTGGCGGGTCTTCGTCTACGCCCTCATCTGGTCGGCTGCCAATGTTGTCATTGACCAGCGAGGTGTAAAGTTTGTGTTTGTATATGGCTTGGTCATCAACAGCATAGGTGGTGCCGATATACCACTGAGCCGCCTCGTCTTCAGTAATATTGCTGCTGGTTAAGATCGCGTCTGACACGGTTTGCGGAATCACAATATTCACAGCACACGCTCCTCTGGCAAACCGTCGCCGTCCCACTGATCAAGTGTTAGCGCTGTGCGGCCAGTGTTTTTTGCTATTTGATATAGGCCGCGTTTGGTTTCTGCGCGCAGTTCGTTATTTTCTGCGCGCAGGGCGCGAATCTCTGCAATGAGTTCTGCGTTATTTAGCAGTTGCCGCGAGTTTGAATTGCTAATTATGTGGCTAGGCCCGGTAAACTCCAGCTCCGGCCCGTGCTCACCCACAATACGCAGGCCACCCGCATGACTACCGCCGGACGCAAAGCCCGGTACCTGCGCCACACTGAGATTTTGAATAGCATCGCGCACCGACAACACGGAGTCGTTAATATCGATAAGGGCCGAGACTTGGTTGGTAAGTTGATCTAGCTGCAACTCAGCAATCGATTTTTGGCGCCCCGCAACCTCGGCAGCGGCATAGCTCGCCGACTGGATTTTGGCGTATTCACGCGCCAGCTCAACCGCCGATGAGGCATTGCTCGCCACCGCGTCGCGCAAGGCTGTGCCCACGGTGGGCAACGACTCTAACGCACTCACGTCACCCAATTGCGCCCGTCGACTCACATCAGCAAATTGATTGCGCAGCTGATTTAGGCTTACCCCGCCGCTGCCCACTGCACCGAAGCTACGAGCAAAATCGCGCAGCGAGTGCTCAATGTTGTCAAACTGGTTAATGCTCGATTGCAGCGCACTAGACTCGCTACTAAACGCCGACTTTAATGCGCTCTCTGCCTCGCTAATGCGCTGGTTAGCCTCTTGCTGTGCAGCGGCGGCGGCACTGGCGGCTGTGGCTTGGTCTTCTAGCGCCTTTATTTGGTCGTAGAGGGCGCGGTTGCTGACATCTAATGCGCTGCGCTCACGCGCGCGAATTTCTGCTGTATTACCCTGCAATTGCAATAGCTGCAACTCTAAGCTACTGCGCTCCTGAGCAATTTGCTGCATAGCTGCAAGCATGGCTTGTTGCGCTTGCTCAGCGGCCTGTGCTGCTGCCTGTTGCGCCGCTGCCGCTGCTGCCGCCGCCGCTTGCTGATCTTCTAACGCTTTGATTTGGTCGTAGAGGGCACGGTTGCTTTCGTCTATCGCGTTGCGCTCTCTCTCGCGCAACGCGTCAACATCGCCCAATGTTTGCAGCAGCTGAGTCTCAAGGTTGTAACGCTCTTGATCAATACGCGCGCGCTCGGCAGCCAAAGCCTGCTCTGCTTGTGCAGCGTACTGCGCCGCCGCGGCTTGATCTTGCAGGGCATTAATTTGGTCGTAGAGGGCACGGTTGCTTTCAAACAGCGCCTCGCGTTCGCGGCGCCGTAACTCATCAGTATCGCCTTGTAATTGCAGTAGCTGGCCTTCTAGGCGCAGGCGCTCACTAAGGGTGGCGGCGCTGTTGTCGATGGCCTCGGCAGCCTGCTGCGCTGCTGGGATCAAACCCAAGATTGCATCAGCAAACGGCTCAAGACCGGCCTTTTGCACATCGGTTAAGCCGCTAAACAACTCAGCCAAGGCAGACACGCCGCCCTGTGCTGCGGTCTCGACCACATCAAAGTTTTGCCCTACCGCGGCAAGCGCATCGCGCAGCGCTTTGCTGCCGTCGTTTACACCAAACGCGGTGTCAAAGTCGTATGCTGATTTGGTGTAGTCCTCGAGCTGGCTGTAGTAGTCGTCGAGCAGGTCGCTGGCGCTGGTGATTGTTGTAAATGCGCGCTGGCCAGAATCGCTGGTTAAATCCAGCGCCCGAACCAAGTCGGCAACACCATCGCGGCTTGATGGTAGCGTTTTATTTAGGCCGTCAAATAATGCGGCAACACTGCTACCCATGCGGGCAAATTGTTCGGCATCGGTCAGTGAGAATTCTAAGAAGTCATTGACGTTGGCAGTGAATTCATCAACCCCACCGGCGAGGCGAGATAGCGCATCTGCCACGCCGATCAAGTCGCCATCAGCGCCCATGTATGAGCCAAGCGAGTCTGCCGCGTCACGCAAGGTAAGCATTTGCACCGCAACCCGCGACAGCGTTTCAAGCGCTCCCTCACCCGCTAACTGGAACTGCGTAATAGTCGGGTCAATGATCGCGACAATGCTATCGCCAACACTGCTGAAATAGGCGGCTATTTGTTTGTTCTGCTCTTCTGCAGCAAGGCTTGCATCGATGTTGAAAATCGGAAGTATTAAATCGTTTACAGCAGCATCAAAATTCGAGACATCGTTACCGAGCGTCACAAAGCCATCTCTGGCCACATCAAAAATATCGGCAATCGTTTGCTCGTAGAGCGCGGCCAATGGCAGCGCAGCCTCATAAACAGAGCGCGTTTGATCGCTCATGCTTTGTTGCAAGATCGCTTCAAGTACCGCTGTTTCGTTGCCGCCTACAACTTGGCCGACAGTGGGTCGTGCGTTTGAACGGTAGCCGTATTCTGAGGTAGGGTCTGCAACATGAGCCGCGAGAGGCGCGCCGCTACTCCAGTTAGGGAATTGCGCCAGCACGGCAGTAAAGCCAACCATGGACTGCTCAATATTCCGCAGAGACGACACCATTTGCGCGGTGTAACCAAGCTGCGAGTCGCCAATGTCGGTCAGTAGCTCAAGGCTGCTTGATATGCTTTCGCTTTGAGCTTTAACATCACCCAGTACCGTGTTGCCAGCAGTTACGCCTTGCGAGCCGTCATAGTTTGAATCTGGCCGTGACGTGGAGCTACCAGATATACCTCCTCCGCCAATTCCTCCGATAACAACACCAAGACCCGCCACCGTCGCAGCCATAGCCGCCATCCGACCAAACGCGGTATAGGGATCACCCTCGCCCTGCGTCAATACTGCGTTAACACCCTTTGCAATTGCCGACTTAGCCGCCAGTGCAAGCTCAATAGCTCTAAAACCTACCTCCGCCGCTTGCAGCGTTTTATAGCCTTTGCTGCCTTCGTCAAAAAATTGCTTACTGGCTGCAGCCATGTCGCCGTAAAGGCCGATTTGGGCAGATTGATATAGCGCCGCCGCCTTGGCTCTTTTGGCATCATCGGCGCTGGCGTCAGCTTTCGCTGCGGCGTAGGCCTCTTGGACATTGATCAGCTCGCCAAAGCCGTCAATAAAGCTGGCAAGTGCTTTTGAGCCTTGGTTAAAACCTTCTGCTAAGCCGTCGCCAAAGCTGCCGTTTAAGAAATCATCCATGGAGCCAGCGGCTTCTTTGGCGGCGTCGGCAGCGGCTTTGGTTGCCGCTTTGGCCGCATCGATTTGGTCTTGAATGAGTTGTTCTGTGTAGTCAGACAAGCCTTTTAGCACGGCCTCTTCGTCTTTGTACCCGTCGATAATGCCTTGCTGTTCACGCTGTACGCGCATGAGCGCTTTGGTCATGTCGTCGGCATGGGCATATGCCGCGATGAACTTGGCGTCTTCTAGGTCGTAGCCTAGGCGTAGTAGGTCGTTTTCTTGCTTGATTAGGTTGGTTTTTTCAATCAACGATTTTTGTTGATCGGTTAGCGCATCAGTCAACTCGACCGTTTTATCCGCTGCTTTTTTCGTTTCCACAGCGAACTGCATCATTACTCCGGCCGCTTGAGCCGTTGCTTTTGCTTGGCGCTGCACCAATCCTTCGCCTGTAGTGACCTCATCCAGATAGGCGGTCACTAAAGGAAATATATCTCCTAGTTTGCCAGAGAATGTTTGCAGCTCATCAGATGCAATTCGAGTTTCGCGGGCAATATTTGCTTGCACTCCGGCGAATATAAGCCCAATCGGATTTGTTAGAGTTAGCATATTATATAGGCGGCCACCCTCCTCTTGCTGAATGGCAAATTCAGCAGCAACCTCGCCCGAAGCTTGGACGAGATCTGTTATTGCTACGGCGCCTTTTGCAGCCCATGTCGCGACCTTGACCAAGCCTGAAGCTAAATCAGTAAGGCTCTTGGCAAATTTCTCGTCACTCAGAAGTTTAGTAAGATCTTGCACCGATTCTCTCAAGCCGCTACTTGAGCTTTCGCCTATCTGTATCTGCACGGCTTCATACGCAGATGCAAGCCTGAGCATGTCGCCGTCTAAGTTGTTTGTGTTTATTGATGCTTGCTTTATCGCCTCACTGGTGCCGGTTAGCTTGTCGGTTAAAACCGCTGTTGCGTCAGCCGCCTTGATCAGCGCATTAGCCGCCGCCACATTCTCCAGACCAAATAGTTTTGTCAGCTCAGTTGTGCTTAGGCTTTGTCCACCTAATGCTTTAAGGGCGCCGGTTAAACCAACAACCTCAGGGTTTGTTTCGGAAGCACCAGTCGAAAGTTTTAGGAGGACATTTCTTAGTGACGTGCCAGCCTCGGCACCTTTAACGCCAACCGCTGCCAGCGCCTGAACGTGTGCGTTTATTTCTTCAAACGATACACCTGCGTTACTGGCAACGGTGCCGGCCACTTTTAACGCTAGCGTGGTGTCTGTGATGGCAGATGCGCCAAACTTTGCTCCTGCTGCTAGCACGTTGATAAACCGCGCCGCTTCATTAGCGTTAGCACCGAACTGATTTAAGCTATTACCTAAAGCGTTGGCTGACTCCGGAACAGTAATGCCCGCAGCTTCTGCCAGAGTGATAGCCTGCGTGGTGACCTCCTTTAGGGCCGACGCACTGTCAAGCAAGTCAGGCTTTGCAGATGCAATAAGTTTGAACGCCTCAGCAACTTGCGACGCGGTTAGCGTAGATGTGCGGCCTAGCTCCTTGGACGCCTCAGTAAAATACTTAAGATCATCACCTACCGCGCCAGTCACAGCAGAAAGATTAGATATAGCTTTCTCGAACTCTCTTGATACGGTAGTCGCATTTTGCAGCACTCTAACAACACCAAACGCGACGAGCGCAGCAGTAGCCGCTTTAATTGCCTTGTTGATCCCCTCAAAACCGTCAGTTATGCCCTTAGTGTTTTGGTTTAACTTGCGCTCGACATTTCCACCAGTCGCGCCGAGTTTGTTGATTTCGCTCTCGGCTCGCGCAAGGTCGCGGGTGTCAGCTTTTATGCCTATAGTCGCCAGATCCACAAGCTAAACCTCAATCAAGTTTCAAATTTTTGCGACGTTCAGCGCGCACCTTACGTAGCTCTAATTGCTCGCGCTGGTGCGTTCTAAATTCGCCGTCTTCGGGGTAATAAGGTGGTGTTGCTTTTGGGTTTGTGTGCTTTGATAGCCCGGAGCAATAACGCTCTGATAATGTTTTAATCATCCGTTTTTCCCACGGCGTCATGCCGTAGGCGGATGCTGAGTCAAACGATTGAATTTCCAACCAAGTCAGCGATGTTGGCCCACTCATGGCGCCCGGCAAGCACATGCCAGACTCATAAAACCAACTGACTAAATACTCGCAGTCGTCTACATCAGGGGGCTTGTCGTAGGCATGTCGAAAGTGTTCAAATTCTTGCATCCTCGACATTCTTTCGCGCTTATCATCTTTGTAATCTGGCACGGCGTGGAGCCATGCCAAATGATCAATATGCGCGATTAGCTGCTCGGCTGTTTCTCGAAAAAAGCCGACTCATCCCCCATCGCAGCATCTACTTGTTTGCGGATAAATGGGGCAGCTTCGTAAAGCGCTATGGCGTTTTCAACAGTGCATGCCAATTCGTCGCCGTTACGGTAAAAGCCTGTCCATGCCACTGTGCATTCAGCTAACGTTTGCAGCCCTTCTTTGCGCGCCTTTGCCAATGACTCATCAGTAACCGGCTCGTCTTCGCGTTTGCGCTTGCCTTTGTTTTTGATCTGCTCAGCGCGGATGCGCTTGGCGATCATTTTGCGAAACTGATCTGACTCGGCACCAAATATCTCAATGGTTACCGGCTTACCTGTGTATTCATCAATAATCAGGTCACCTGCAGGATCGTAGAATTCGTCAATAACGGTGGTGTCTTTAATTTTTACGGTGGAAATATCCATAATTAATCTCATGCCTCGCAATTAACCATCCAAGAACCCATGGCAGCGGTGGATGAAGCCGCCTTTCGGTTGCCCTAGCCATGGGTAAACGGGTTAAGAGGAAGGAGCGTCTACTTTCACAACAGCAGAGGTGATTTCGAGAGTGCTTTGCAGACCAATAACCGCATCTGCGCCGCCAATAATCTCGCGAACACCCATGCAAACAGCCTGGTAGTAACGCACAGCGCCATCAGGCAATGTCATTTTTACCGACACGCGCGCACGGGCAGCGTTTGCCGTTTCAAGAATGGCAACACCTGCGTCAGTCACTGTGCTGTAAGCCATGTTTAACGCTTGTGAACCGTAATTGCGCGAGCCTTGGGCCTTTTGAACAGTAGGGTCAGCTAGCGGTGTAAAAGTCACTAGGTTGTCAGTGGGGCCAACTTCACCCGCTTCTGAAACCAACTCAATCTCGGTATAAGAAAGCGCGGCATAACCGGCCTCATCGAATGTTGCGGGAGTAGCGGCAGACACTGAAATAGCAGTCGTAGCCGCAGAAATAAATTGCGTAGTCATCGGGTTAAACCTCAAGTTTTAGGCATAAAAAAACCGCACTAAGCGGCTGTTGGTTTGGCACGGCTGCGCCGCTATCGCGGGGTAAATGCTCGGTAAGGGAGCCTTATCCGCAATTTGTACCAGCCTTCTTCGTTAACGCCTTCTTGCACTGAGCGGCCATTAACAAGCTGCACTGACTGGGTTAAATAGGTGTGCGTTGAGTAAAGGTAAAACGCGTCGGTAATTGCTTTGACTTTGGTGTCAGCCGGTATTGCGCCCTGGTGCTCTGGGTAATAAAGCATGATTTGGAATATACCTAACTCTTCATCCCAGCTATTGAGCGTCGCGGCGTCGGTACCCGCATCAAACATCCGCAACTCGCAATAAGGACGGCCAGTTGTTGGGGTGTAGGTGCCAACGTTCGAGGTGTAAGAGTCATCGGCAAAAGTGGTATAGGCGCCATTTTGGTGGACAGTATCCAGCTCAAAATCGGCATTCAAAAACGCATTGGTCAGAGCTTGGCGAACCCGCAGACTCATTTATTTAGCTCCCGCGCTTTCTTGGCGATGTTGTGTTTTACCCGTGCGACGTTCTTTGCGACCATGGCGTCTTTTTCTTCGTAGACCTCGGCGTATGGCAGATTATTTGTCATGTAGGTTAGCGATACGCCCTGCACAACTGATTCAGCCTCAGCTATTGCCGCGCTGCCTTGCGGATCTAGGCGGTCTATTTGGGTCAATATCGGCGCCTCTTCGCTGGTCTGCCAGTTGCCTATAAGTTGCCCGGTATCGACCCGCGTGTCTTGGATGGCGCCTTTAAATAACTCTAACTTAACCGCTCGGCCTAACTGCTCAACGCTTTCGTCAATCTTTGCTGCGATTTTGCGCATATCAGCTTCAAAGCTCATGCCCGAACCTGCACAAAATAACAAACAGGCGTACCAGCAGGGCTCACAGTTTTAATACCGACTACGTTACCCAAGGTATTACCGCTCATTTGCGGGGTGTCTGACATCAGCGGCTCAACCGCTGCGGTAATCACCAGCATTTTGTCCGTGCTGCGAATGCGTGTGCCGTCGATCAAATTATCGGGATAAGGCTTAATCAGACCGATTGTAGTTTGGCTATCGTCGCTGCCTGGCGTTGTTTCGCCGGTTACAGGATCGTATGAGCCACCGGTCACGCGAGGCAATACCACAGGCGCGCCAAACTCTGTCAGCAGCTCAACCGCAGTCGCCGCCATATCATCGTAAAATGTGGCCATAGGTTTTCCAGACGTAAAAAAACCGGCGCTTGGCCGGCTTGGGTGTGCGCAAATTTCTGATCTAGCTTAGTGCCACTTCATTTAAAAACTCAGCCCAGCTCATCGAGCCAAAACATCTTCGTTGGGCACCAGCAGGGTTGCGGAATAATCTGGGACAGCTTTCAATAATCGCTGTCATTTCATCATAGTTAGCAGCGCCCTTCGCAGCTAGCTGAGCAATCGCTTTTATGACTTCGTGCGGATTATTATATGAAAACGCCCTCACCAGCGATGATATTTTCAGCGCCATTTCCTCTTCAACCCCAGCCGTCCGCAGTCGGTGGATCCCATTGTCAAATGCTACATTTTCCGCGATATAAGATTTCGCGATTAGAAATGTCGCTAAAAAACTATTCAACTTTGTGCTTAACGCTTCCATAACAATCATCCTGTTGTTAATTGGTTCTTAAACTCTAACGACTGACAGCCCGCTATGCTTCAGTAGCAGCTTAATATGCACTTGCGAGGGCTGCTCTTTATTGACCTTGAGCGCTTGTGATGGGTTTGCATACTGCACCGTTACCGCGCCTTCTACCCGCTTCGACACAACAGGAAGCGTGGCCAATGTCGGGTTATAAATATCTTCGCCAGCCTGTAATTCGAGTGCTAGCGATAGCTGCGCATTCAGTACTTGCCGCGGGATCTCGGTGTTTGACCAATACCAGCCTTCAATTTCTAACCCGCTGCGTGGGTAAGCGGTCGCTTGGTCACGATCAACAAGCGCACCTTTCAAATTAGACTCAAGACCGTTGATGTAGTCGCAAGCCTTAACCAGCTTAGCGTCTGCCTCGGCATCGTCGGCAACGGTAACGCCACGAGCAAGCGCATAGGCGATAAACGTTTCGCGACTTACCCAGCTATTCGCGTTCTCGACCAGCGAGCCATCCTCAACGGTGATAGTCATAATCTAGGCAACCACTCATTCATTAAAAATTGCACCGCGTCCGGTGTTTGGTCTACGCGCCATTGACCGTAGGCGGCACGATTAAAAAAGGCTCGGCGAACAGCGACGGACGGGCATTGCTCGCCGCTTATTTCAGCGTAGGGCGCGCATTCGTCACACACCATGCCCACGCCATTAAGTAATACTTCAAAGCCTGCTGTGCTGTTGTAGGCCACACAAAACGCCGCGCCAGCAATGGCTTCAGTAAGCGTGCCATCAAGGCTAGGATGGCCGTCTAAGTCTACGCCGCCTTTCGGGTGTTTCCGATACTTTACCGCATGACCTTCGCTTTCGTAATAGCTGATTTTATCCTTTAGCCACTGAACGTGATCTGTGCCATTCAGGGCGCTGTCTGTCGGGACTTGGCCCAACACAAGGACGTAACCCTTTCTATTGCGTGGGCGCTTAATATCGAATCCCAGCGCGTTGAATCTGTTAGGTGGGCAATCAAAGCCAGGCAGACCGTTTAACTTGGCATAGGATAGCTGCCAGTGGCCGCTCTGATACTCACTGCGATTATTGATCCGTTTTAAATATCCCGACTCAATAATAAACACCGGCACATGCGCGTATGCTTCAATCAGCGGTTTGTTGCGAATGCCGTGGATAACAGCCAAGTCGCAGTCCTCAACCTCCCCTTTCCATTTCTGCTTTTCGCGCAGTACGGGTTTGTGCTGTGCTTGTCGAAGCGAGTTGGCCAGCATTCCCGCGAATACATTTGCGGGTCTAGCGTAGATGACTATTTTCATTTCCAGTTCACCGCTTGAATATGGCCGTTAAACCCCTGCGCTACCGGCATAGGGAAGTAATCGGCCAGCTTTTCAATATCGCCAGTGTCACGGTGCAGGCTATCGAATACCTCTTGCGGTACGTCGCCATTTTGCACAATAACGCTGATGTTGTAGCCGTAGGTTTTAACTTTGGCTTGCGAGCAATCAAAACCCGCCATGATTAAGTTATAAAGCAACAGCCCGGCATTCCAAAGACTGACGTGGCCGCCAACAATAAACGGCTTCATCGGCGGTACAGTAACGGCAAACACGCCGCCCGGTTTTAGGTTTGACTTGCACTTGCGAAGAAACGCATTGGCGTCTAGCTGGTGCTCAAGTACATGACTAGCCCACACGCAATCAAATCGCTCTGCAATATCAAGCTGCATAAAGTCGCCAACATAGTCAGCAGGCGGGATAAACGACACCGTTTCGACTGCCTTGCCATTGCCGCGCAAATAATCGGCATGTAATCCCGCGCCTGAACCTACATCAAGCACCGTGTTTATAGACTCGGTCTCAGCGATAAACGCTAAGGCCTCAAACGCTGTCGGCATTGGTTTTGGTGGTCCTCGCCTTGCGCGGGGTCGCAGATTGTTCAGCAGTGTTCTCAGTCGCTACTTCGGATTTTGCCGCCGACTCTGAATTTTCGTATAGCTCGTGGATATCTGGATTAAATGCCCCATCATCAATTTCAACGAATTCACCCTGACCTTCACCCCAAGCTTTAACTTTAGTAGTCATAAAAACTCCAATAATAAAAGGGGGTCGAAACCCCCTATTAGCGCTAGCCCAAAAGCAAGCCAATATGCGCAGGCTTAACTGCTTTTACTCCCCATGCCAAAGCAACTTCGTACTGCACTTGGCGGTACTGCTTATACATAGAAATTTCAAAGCTCAAACCTGACCGTGGATCGGTGATTATTTGGCGATCATCCGCAGAATCACCCTCTTCTGGCAAGGCGGGAACGCGAGTCGCCAAAGCAATTGCAGAGCGATTGAATGCCATGTTGCGCGCAGCAGCGGCAACCACCGTAATTGCCTTCGCTGCTGCAGACATCGCAACACGCAAGCCCGGTGCGGCAATCGTAACAGTGCCACCGTTAGATACATCAGCATCGCCAGAAACAACAACATACTTATTGCTGTCGCCAGCAAAAGTAATTACGTCGCCCGCAACAATTGTACCGGTACCTGCTGAAGCCAAAGTGATGACCGTGTCGCCAACTGCATAACCCGCATTATCGGTAGTTGCACTAGCTCCGGTGCCTGCAGTTGACGTGCGAACAGCCGCAGACTCGCGTAAATCCATGCCATGCAACGGCAAGATAATACCTTGACGCTGGATGTTGTCGACGCCCGCGTAATCAACACGCGCCTGCTTTCCAAGGAATGTGGCGCCAGCAGACGTGTCGATGACAAGCTGGTTATCCATAAGTGGAGAACCGTTGTCTTTGAGGATTTTCAGCACATTCGATCCATCTGAAAAATCACCAGCAGTACCGAACGGAGTCGTTCCAGCGGTGCCGTAAGCGCGTGACGCATAAACGTGCAGACCACCAAGGTCAGTTTCAACCTCGTTGCACAATGTACGCATAGCTTGGGCGAACTGGTCGCGCATGATGTTGGCTCGACCGGGGCCGCTTGCCAAACCTAGCGATTGTTCACCATTCCAGCGCACAGGCACGCGACGAGATTTAGTGATCGTCATATCGACATTGCCGATAACTTGATCGCCATCATTAGGTGGAGTGACCGCAGGAGTAATGTCAGAAGCGGTAGCAGAAGGCGCTACAGGGCTGCGCACAGTCTGATTGAGTGCTGCGCGCTCAAACGTCATGTCAGAAGATACGGCAGGAATAAAGCCCACCAACTCGCGTGATACAACATCCAGCGCATTGTAAATATCTGGAATTAGGTTAGTAATGGTGTTTGCCATGATAATTTACCTTAAATAATAGATGGGGATTGATATGTAGTTTGGTCATCCAACCAAGTGCGCCGCTCCCCATCCGGGTTACGGCAAAATCATTAATCCAAGATTTCTGCTTTTCCTGCTCTGGCATCATTTGCAACTTGCGACTGAGTGGCAGGGTCGAGTTTGTCGAATTCAGCGCGGCTATAAGACTTTTTCCCCGCGCCACCGCCATTATTACTACTCGCACCTCCGCCAGACGCCGCTGAGCCTTTTAAGATATGATCTTTGTGCGGATACCGATTAACAAAATTTTCAACGACTTCATCAAAATCAGCCAGCTCACCAGGTCGAGATCTTGAGTACAGCTTTTGCCCACTCTCATCTAGACCGACAGGTTTACCGTCTTCAACTTTTATGCTGTCGCCATACATCGTCCGAATTAAATCAACGCCAGCTGGGGTTAATTTTTCGGTAGCAAATTTTGATCGACCAAACGCGTTACCAACCACCTCTTTGGCTAATGACGCGGTTAGGGTTTCGTTCTTTTTCCGTTCCGCGTCTAAATCCTTTTGGTAGGGAGAAATTGCAGTTTTAATCGCGGCATCCATATCGCCAGCTTCAACTAATTTTTTAGCATCTATCTTGGATACTGTATCGAGCGCGCCTCGCGCCGCTTCGGCGTCCAGCCCATCAAAAGCACTAAGAGACTTTTCAGCAGTTTCGTAGCGCTCCCTGTTTGATTTTGCCTCTGCATTCAAACGCGATATGGTGGAAACAGTGCCGGCAGCGTCAAACGCCACCTCTTTGCCGTCATCCTGCACATACACGGGTTTACCGTCCTGCACTACCACATGCCCGTCGCTATCAAGTTTCAGCTTCATTGTTGCTCCTCGGCCATCCGGCCTATTTCGTTTGTGGCATCCGCCACGCGGCGCCCTAGTTGCTATCCAGCGTTCAGGCATAAAAAAACCGCCATAAGGCGGCTTGGGTAAAACTTCATTTCGTTACTTTTTAATAAACCCAAACAGCGACCACGCCGTGCCAGCTCGCTTGTAAATTTTTATCCCGAACAGCGAGAAATACGCTATGTCGCCGCACCTTACGTATCGCCCAACCGGGGCAAATACAATGCAGTATCGAATAACGACGCCAATCTCTAATGTTTCAATTTTCATTTAAGCAATTCCCGCTTGAATAAAAGCATTCGGCTCAATAGCGCGCATCTGGTCCAGCGTTAACGGTTCAAAATTACGGCCCAAATTAAGTTCTGAAAAACGCTCAGCTGATAAGCCGCCATCGCGTAACAGTGCGGCCCTTGTTGGCCCTATTGCATCATTCTGAAATTGCGCAGGCTGCTTTTTTAGCCACGCGTAATAGGTTTCGTTTGCGCTTGTCGAGCTAACGCCGTTCGGGCCGCGTGTTGAGCGCGTACCGCCCTCACTGAGAAAGTCGAACTTCTCAGCGAGTTTGGGGGTTGTCGTTGACCTGCATCGGATGTGGATCGGTGGTCGCGGGCCTTTGTCGACTGGAAATACTTGGCCGTCCAACGACCTGCATTGAGCGCTTGTGCGCCCGTCAAGCGTTGAAGTCCAAACCACACCATCAACAATATCAGCATTAGCTTTCCATGTTTCGTTCCGCGCTATCGACGACACATGTTGTACGGCAGTCCTGACAACAGCCTCGGCATTGCGATTGCTCACCGCCAGAATACCGTCGTTGAACTTACCCGCTCTGGTGCCGCGAACTAACTGCAGAATCTGACTTGTGGTTTTGCCTTCAAACACGCCTTGGCGAATAGCACCAGACACTCGCTTGACTTCGTTACTCGACCAATCATCGATAAATGGCTTTAGCAGCTTGCCGCCATCAGCACCGCGCACCGACAACGGCGCAGACGTTACCGCCGCGACAACTTGCGATGATGCCGGGACAACCGCTTCAAATGCGCCGACGGATACGGAATTAAGCGAACGAGCCTCAAACTCTGATTCATACTCAGCCAGTGCAATCAGATTGCCGCTAAGCACCTCGCGATACTCGCCGTAAATGACCTTTAAATCGCTTTCTACGCGGGTTAGTAACTTATTCAGCCTGGTGCGTGAAAACTCGGTTAAGTCCTCGCCAGATAAGCGCAACCGTATCGAGCGGTCAATCTGCTGCAAAAAACTGGCAAACTGGTTAGCCTCGCCGGATTTAAAGCGCTCCAAATAAACAGCGTGCCGGGTGGATTGCTCGATTAGCTGGGCTTGAGCGGTCATTATTCAACGCCCAGTCTATATACTTTCACAACACCACCAGTGGCCGAGTCGCGCTTAGCAGCAACTTCGACGGCATAAGCCGCTTCTGCGCCCATATCCATAGCAGTCAAAGCATGATCTGCACCCGAACCAATAGCGCACGGGTTGTTAATTCTGCGTGGCGATTTAAAAAACGCCTTGCCATCTTCTGCGGCAATAAATTGCAAGCTTGCACCATCGTAGACAAGCGCAGCCGCATCGCATGGAGTCCTTAGTTCTGCACCAAAATATGCTGCTATAAGATTTTCATAATCGGACGTAGGGCCGCTAAAGAAAAACTGCACGCCATCGCGAATGACCCGCTTATCAAAGTCATCATCAACAATAGAGCTGCCTTGAGTTATCCGAGAGTCACAAGCAATAACGCCATCTTTGTAGGCAATAGTTGTCATCTAAAACCCTTGCAGCTCAATGTCGCCGCCCTCAATTAACGCGAACTCAACGACAACGCAATTAACTTCTTCAGGCTTGCTGATAATCGTCACTTTAGACTGCTCGGGCAATATCTCGCCATCATCAGTGTGCAGTGCTGATTGACCTTGATCTGTCGGCTTAATAATTAATTTCATTACTCAAGCCCCAGTCCATTACCCTGTGAATCAATCTCATCTTTGATCGCCTCGTCGTCCTTCTCAGGATCTATCAGCCCGTATTTTCTGAGCTGCGTCCACAGATCCCCTTCAGGGTACTTACCGGAATTCCACAACTGCACCAATGCAGTCAGCATCTGCGCATCAAGATTAAGCTTGGTAAATTCCTGGTTGATCTCGTAAAGCGAGTCACCATCGACCCCCATAAAACGCGCCATCCAGCCAAGGCACAGCACATACGCTTCAGATACATTCGACACAGCCAGCGATAGTACGCTGTGTTCTGCCTCTTGTTCGCCCTGGGCCTCAGTCGCGGTTTTAACTGCTGATCCGGGTGTAATTAACCGGGCGCCCAATGCAACCATTTGAGTTTCTTTCTGATCCATTGCTTCTTTGGCTGCGCTATTGGCGTCCATTTGCAGTAAATCAGCACTACCGCCATTCCCAACAACAAAACCGCCGCGAGAGCCTAGCTTTAGTCCTGTTGGATTAGCCGTCTTGAAATCATCGGCGTTCATCTCGCCAATACTCACAACCATCGTGCCTTGGCCGTGCATAAACACGCCCTCTTCGTAGTCGGCCGAGTTGCGGTAGTGAGCAATATTTAAATTTGCGAGATCCAACAGCGGCGAAGGATCGACCGTTGGATCGTTGTTGTTTGAACCTACAAAGGTAAACGGGATTACATCCCATGGGCGACCAGCACCATCTAAAACGGTGTACTCGTCTTGATAGACCAGCCACTCATTTTTTTCATTCTTGCGCCATAGCTCCTGTGTGTAAGCGCCGTTAAGTCTGAGCACGCGGTACTGCTCAATAGAATCAACACCAAAGCCGTCCGGCGTGACCTCTTCGACCATCTCGCTAATAACAAGTAACGATAATTTATATTGCGCGCCAAATTTAGCGACACGCCAATTCACAACCTGTTTAGCGCCAATACTCGCCACGGTTGAGCGGATATGCCCCGTCGCCATGTCGGCACGCGATATGCGGCTGCCGTCAACTTGTGGATAGTCCACAAGCAAGCCATGACGGCCCCGCTTTAGCACTTCTCGCAAGGTTTCTTGCGACTGCTGATAAATACTTAGACCATTACCATCAATGTCGGTAGCGACGTACTCAATGCCTGACTTTGCATCAAGTGTTGGTACTTTGCGAAAAGCGGCGCCCACCAAACTTTGCAGCGTCCGTCCGGTGGTGTTGTAAAACACAGCGCGGCTAACATATTGCTCATAGCGCGCCGTGTTCTCTTTAACAGCATCGTCAGGGTTTGGGCGCGGCAGATACTTATCGCCCTTAGCCTTCACCGCACGCTCACCACTCACCACATCATCGACACGCAGCCAGTCCGGCAGCGCATTGGCATACTCGTCGCGCTGGAAGGTGACGTCGTTTTTGGTCATGTGGCGAAACTCATTGGGATTGAGGTGATAACACGCTGAATTGGCCATTCGCGATCAACGCAATAGCCTATTGCCGTGGTGATGTGCTGGTACTGATTTTTCTGGTCTTCCTGAAACGCTGAGCCTTTCTGCAACTGAACTGTTGCTAAGCCCTTGTCGCACCACGGCGCTGTTTTTGGATTAACAAATAGTGATCTATGCCCATCAGCGGTACAAATCTTGGCTCGAACAGCATTTTGGCGGTCTTTTATCGCCGGGTGAGCTTTGTTAACTCTGCGCTCGAACTTCCAACCGTTGGCCTTTAGAGTGTCTTCAATATCGGTATAGTCAGATGCGTGGCCATGCTTTTCGCCAGCTCTGCCCGCTGGGTCGCCGTAGATATAGACGGTTTTGTTTTTGTGGTCTTTATAGCGCTCAACGAACTCAATCGCAGACTGCTTTGAAACCGCGCTGGTTAAGACGATTTCATCAAGCAAGTAAAGCGAATCGAGGCGTTTAACACCTATTGCCGATGACAGCGGCGTATAGTTCTGGTCGTGCATCCACCACAACAGTTCTTCTGGACGGATAACCGCGTCTGTATGGTTGGCCTTGCTGTAGTCCTCGTAAATCCGGCCCGTCGCTGTTTCAAAGCTGGCCTCGTACTCTTGTTGGAATTGCCGTTTACTTAGCCGAGCCCTTGCCGCCGCGATAACTTCAGGCGACAAAACCTCTGCGCTTTTCCAGTGAAATACTTTGCTGTCTGGCGCCAAGCCCGCATCTGCTTTTTGGCACATTTCATAATAATGATTTAGACCATCAGGTACGCCCGTAAACCAACACCAAGGACGATAGTCCGGACGCCTGGGATCTATCGTGTCGAGCGCAGGCATGATGTTTTCATTCACCGCGTTTTCTTTAACGTCGGCAATCTCATCAATGCCGCCACCAGTCCAGTTTGTGCCTTCAATCCGTTGAGGCTTATCAAGGCCGACAACGTGGACTTCTGTGCCGTTTGGGAGGTAAATAATTAAATCCGATTCTGACGGCTTTTTTGCGTGTGCCGACGAAAAGGTCAGTAGCTTTAAGTCATCCCAGAATATTCGCTTTGCTTGATCACGCGTTGGCGCGCCCGCAAAGTATTTTTCATTAGGATTTTTCATCGCCTTTTTTGAAAGAAAGCGCTTAAACTTTTCGGTTTTACCTGAACGCCTACCTGCAGGTACTAAAGGGAATCGTATGCCGTTATCTACTGCAGCTTCCAGTTCGTCGTAGATCGGTATGTTTTTAAGTTCATACCATCTATCGTAGCAGCGCTGTGTTACTGGGTTCATTTTGGCAATCTATCTGCAAGCTCAGCTAAAACGTCTGCCAATTCATTTGCTTTGCCTGAAGGCAGTCCACGCCTGATTAGTTCAATTTCAGCCTGACGCTTTTCGACCTCAAGTTCGTCTAGTCTTTTTAATATTTTGGGGTCACGCGACGGGAGACGTTCTGAAAATCCCGCTCGAGCTTTTAACCAAAAAATCGCTGCAGTTGTATTCCCCCCTACAGCCTGGTTGTATAGCGATCGGGCCACCTGTGCATTTGCGTGAATGTGGCCGACATCCAATTCCTGCCGGTAGTATTTCCTGAGAGTTTTAGGGTCAATGCCGATATATTTAGCAATCTCTGGCTCTTGTATTCCGAACCCTGATAGTGCTTGTATCTGAGCTCTCGTTTCTTTCGTTGGCTCGTGCTTATTCATATCTCGCGACCGCCAAACACGAACAAATGCGGATGATTCGCATCTCAATGATTAGGAGACAATAAACTGACAAAAATGCCTCTTTATATCAGCTTCTATTATAAAAACCCCCTTGAGGCAGCCAACCAACCCGTTAGCATGGGTCTTGCAATATCAAACAACCTCAAAGGAGCTTAATCATGTCAATTCAACTACCTTCATGGGCTATGAATGCCCAGCAAATGCACAACCGCGCACCTGCTATTTTTGCAGACTTACCTCACAGCAAAACGACAGAAAAATACGGCTTTGTCAGTACAAAGGACGTAATAACAAGCCTCGCTAAAGAAGGTTGGTTCCCAACCGAAGCAATGCAATCACGCGGAAAAACTGAAGAGCGCGATGCAACAAACCGTCACTATGTACGTCTGCGCCACGTCGACCAAAAGCCGATCATGGTTGGCGATTCACTTCCTGAAATCGTGCTAATGAATTCACACAATAAAGCTAGCGGCTTTGCATTGAGCGCCGGGCTGTTTCGGCTTGTTTGTAGCAACGGGATGGTTATCGCTGACTCCATGTTTGAAACAAAAAAATACCGCCATACACCCAACGTACTGGACGATATAATCGAAGGCACCTATGAAGTCATCGAATCTGTGCCAATGATTGAAAGCCAAATGGCAAAATTCAATGGTCTACTTCTTAATAAGCCAAAGCGAATAGAGTTGGCTTCCAGAACTTTGAAGGCAGTTCACGGCGATGACCGAGCAAAAATGTTCGACCTTGACGAAGTTATTACGCCCAATCGCCGCGAAGACAGTCGCCCATCAATGTGGAACACGCTCAATACAATCCAAGAAGGATTGATTCGCGGAGGGCTTGAAACTACTTCATTAAATAACAAAACACGCCGAACTCGCGGTATTACATCGCCCCGCCAAAACGTGTTGGCCAATAAGGCGATCTGGGAAACTGCTAACAACTTCTACAATGAGCTTCGCGCCGCATGAAGGCGCTTTCGATAAAGCAACCTCACGCCGAGCATATTCTGCAAGGCGTGAAGACTTGCGAAATAAGAAGCTGGGCCACAAAGCATCGTGGCCCCCTATTAATCTGTTCATCAAAAGTTCCGGCGCGGCCTTGCGATCACCCTCTAGGGCAAACTATATGCATTATCGAGCTTCTTGACGTCGTACCTTTTACGCCTGGCTTATCCGAAAAAGCGATGACGCATTGGAGAGAAAGACATTATGCTTGGGTTATCGGGAGGGTAATCCCTGTCAAGAATATTTCAATAAAAGGCCGAACAATGCTTTTTAAAGCGCCGGCAGATGTACTTGAAGAACTAAGCAGCTATATAGCGGAAAGTGTACGTCTTAACTTTTGATCTGAACCCCGAACTCCGCGACATGTTTCCGGTTTTTCTAACCTTCATGTCGCGTCCTACCTTTATCAGCCTCCATCTCTCAGGCTGCTTTAATCGTGCTTTAACTAGCGGTGTCGCGCTTAGTTTCGCGTATACCGCAAAACCTTCATTCTCCATGATGGCACTGCACTCATTTACAAATCGAATCCCCAAGCCGAATCCTGCGTAGTCTGGATGAATCACCACGCGGTTTGAATGCATCGGCTTAGATTTGTTTTTGTCACGCCAAGGAACGTAATTAGCGAAGCACGTAAACCCTACCTGCTCGTCGCCATAAAACAGGCCAAAACATTCAATATGGCCGCCTGGAAGGTTTTTGCTTAGATAATGATACTTGCTAAATCTTTGCCATGTATCGCGCCCGACGCGACGGACTGTGAAAGTGATTTTCTCTTTCCTTTGGCCTCGCCTAAGTGACCTCCGATCTGTATAAGATTGCTTATTGCAATCAATAACCCAATCAGGGTCAAGCCACTCCAATACGTCATAATGGCAGGACAGCAGAACAATTTTCTTGCCGCTAGCGCGAATATGTTTTGACACACAATAACTCATCACTTTGGCGACAGTGCGGTCTACAACCGAAGTCCATTCATCAACCACAGACAACTCAGCATTTTTTGCCAGATTCAAAGCAATCTCTGCCCGCGCTTTTTGACCGTTGGAGAGTGTATAGACCGGCCTGATCCAACACGGAACGCTTGTAAGGCCAACACCAGACAATAACTTCGCGCAATCATCGTACTCAAGATTGCTAGGGAATTGCTCAATAATTGGTAGCGACTGATCTAAATCAGATTCGAAGACCTTTTCTCCAAAAATCTGCTTAGCAAGTGTGGTTTTTCCTGATCCAGACGCACCAATAATTAATCCGATACTGTAGTCTGCGTTTATATCCGCACTGACTTTGAGATGGTGAACTGATTTCTCAGAGGTGTTTATATCTAAACTATCTGCTGCTTTTTGACACCGGAAAGAAGTCGAAACCGGGCTTTTAAGTAGAACTTCATAGTCTTTCATTAGCTCACCAGCTTCACAGAGTAGCCTTTAGCGCATAAATCATCATATAGTTTTGACTGCTCCATCTCGCTAACGCAATCAACAACCACTAAAAATTCCGTTCCATCCTCCATGGCAACCCCGATATCAGCACCTCCGTCAGCTTTTCCTTCGGGAAATAAATCACCCAGCTCATCACCAGAGAACCCAGTAAGACCTAAATCAAAATCAACCTCAGCCAAGCCCTCTATCTCAATCTTCAGTGCGTCATAGTTCCAGTCAGCATTTAATGCCAGTTTGTTATCAGCGATAATATATGCTTTCTTTTGCGTCTCACTTAGATGCCCAAGTTCGATGACCGGAACCTGTTTTAGCCCGAGCTTTTTTGCGGCCAACAACCTACCATGCCCCGCTATAACACCTTTCGAACCGTCAACCAGAACGGGGTTTGTAAAACCGTATTCCTTGATGCTTGCGGCGATCTGAGCCACCTGGTCCTCATTATGCGTCCGACTGTTGTTCGCATACGGTATGAGATCGTCAACATTCGCCTTTTTATAGGGCGGGAAATTGTCTATTTTCATCCGTTTATACCTTGATTTAGTGTTACCCAGCCGCGCCCTGCCGGCCTGTTTAACTAAGGAACCTAAGCTACCGAAGTACGCTAAGCGCTTGGCTTATGGGGATCAAATAAACCTAAAATAAATTGCAGTAGGGTGTTGACACTGTTCGCAAACACGAACACAATGGACCCATGCTTACGAGATTGGCTCGAAGCACTCACAATTAGGTGATTAAAATGAAAAATACTAAAGCTCTTGTTAAACAATTCCGCAGCGACCTTGAATCCGAAACAGGCATTAAGCTTGATTTTCGCGTTCACAAATTCCTCGACAACCAGTACGGCGCTACTCCTTGTTTTAACTACGACTTCGCCGAAGAAGTTATCTCTTTTCTGTACTCTTGGGCGCACAATTTTATTGAAGAAAACGAGGAAAACTACCCCCACTTTTCTGGCTGGGAATACAATCTTCAAATGTCTATCGAAGAACTAAGAACTACTCCACTTGATGTAGTCATTATTGATAAATGTAAAGCGCTCTATTTGAATCACGTCGAGACATACAGAAAAGAAGGAAACAAGGTTTTTAAATATTCACCAGAAAACCGCGCTTATGTCTTCGATCATACTTCTAACTAATCACACAGCGCCCTTCTGGGCGCCTTCACTTGGTTTTATAGGTACGTCATGGATTTTTCTATTTTTGAAAAAGGTATTAACAAGGCGTCATCAGTCTGCGCGAATCAGCGAGGTTGCGACGACAGCTTTTTGCTATGCAAAAGTGAAATCAAAGAAATAGAAGAGAGTTTGATTTCACTAAAACAAAACAATACCAATAAAGATTATGATATTAAAATCAAAGACCTGCTGGCGAGGCTGCAGCATGCAAGGATGTCAATAAATCAAACAGAAAAACGTCTATTCTTTGCTTACGATGCCCTCGGAGTTTCACAGATAGATCATGACATGCATCGGTTTAATGACATCAGCATTAAAGCTAACGGGAAAATTAAAGCGGTAGAAATAGTGCTTGACTTGCTAAACATTCAAGACAAAGAGGAATTTATTGGAGGTCTCCTGTCGCTGAAGAAGGCAGGCTTAAAAATTGAAGATCTTGTAACACTAACAAACACTAAAGAAGACAAATTAAAGGCGCTCGCGTTAAATAATCCATGGATGTTTAGATGCATCCTGATTGGAGCAAAATCAATATTGCAAAAAAAGGATTCATTATGAGCTGGAACACACTAAATAATTCTGAGCTACAAGCCTGCCGCAAGTTGCTTATGCTCGATGTAAGCGAGGCTGCCGAATTAATCGGCAAGGTCTCACCACGTACTTGGCAATACTGGGAATCTGGACGCTCCAAAGTGCCGCCAGACGTTGATTCAGAAATTTATTTGTTGATCGGTATGCGCAATGAGCTTGTCGGCGAGCTAACAGAGAAGCAATACAACATGGAGCAAGAAGACGAAAACGCGACATTAACGCTAAATTACTATCACACGTTTGAGCAATACGCCGCTGATTACCCCGGTAAAAACCAAGTATGCTGGCGCATTCATCAGGCCGCTGTCGCGTTTGTTTTCAGCGAAGGCGGCAATGTTGAGCTTAGCTAACCCAAATCCAGCCTTTGGCCATTTTTTGCGGCCTCGCGCTGGATTTTTAGCTGCTGGCGCCGATACCACACATTTGTCAAAAACGTACATAGACCAATCATCAGGCCACCAATAGCCACCCACTCATTTATCGTCAACCCTGCGACCGTGGTGACTACTGATGCGGTATAGCTTGCTGCTGTAGAAACTTTATCCGGGGCCATTACGCTTGCTGCCTGCGGTAAAAATACAACCCAAGGCTTGCTATTAGCGTGATGATCGCAACATCAGGCGGTGTATTGGGGTCGATGAACAGCGCGGTCGATGCACCAATACCCATTTTGGCAATAGCTGTGCTCGCCTTGGTTGCGTTGTCTTTGCGCGTGTCTTTATCAACAACAATACGGGCGGCCTCGACGGCTGATGGTAAGTGTTTGAGTAGTGGCCCTATGAGTTGTCGCAGTAATGGTTCCATAAATACTCCTTGTTACCCCGTCCACCGCGCCGAACCGTTCCGGCTGTCGATGTGAGTAAATGTGCCATAGCGACCCAAACCGCCGGGGCTTAGTGTTTCGGCAAAGTCTGCGACCACGCTGGGTGCAATACCTACCACGCGGATATCGGCAGCGCGGCCATAGAGGTGCTGGCTATGAGTGCCACCACCAACCGCGGCGTTATGACGCGCACAACGGCAAGCAGAATTAATCGTTACGGGCCGATTGAAATGAGCGCGGATCTTCTCGAGCATCAGCACCAAGCCTGCGTCAACAGTATCAAAGTCGCACTTGCCACAGCGGCAGCGGAACTCAGATCGACTAAAGTTCGCTGTTAAGTCACCCATACAGCCTCCATAAACAAAAAGCCCCACTTAAGGGGCAAGGCTTTCACTGACAGAAATTCAGGCATAAAAAAACCCGCACAAGGGCGAGTTCTGGCTGCACCTACAATTTCGGCACGATATAGATTTATGGCGATTTCACTCCCTATCAGGGAGGATGTCAAGTTTTGATCAATAACACTTGCATTGCGCGGGGCCTAGCGGCCCGCGAATAGCGGCGTTATGCTTCGGTATCTACGCGCAAATTAAGTTTGCTATATAGAAACTTCAATCCCTTATCGTTTAACCAGAAATCCGCAACAATGTCGTCTCTTTCATTTAAAATGTCACAAATTCCGGTGGCATCGTCTTGGCCTGCTGCTATGCCCCCAGTAATATCGCAGCGGCGACGGTAGATGTCACACCCAGCGCGAGGGTTTTCTGGGAACGTAACAGCGGAGTAATACTTCAGCTGCTCGTTACGCATAAAGCGCACTGGGCGCAACGCATATGCGTCGTCAGGCATAACAAATTTTTGCATCGGATCACTCACTCGTCGTTCCTCCTCATTCGTTCCCACTGAAAATGGGGTTACAACCCCACCCACAACACCTGCATCGCTTCACTTTCCATGCCGCCAGCAAAGCGCTTCACGTCAGCCCAATTCTGTTTTTCGGTTGAGTTTTTCCAGTCATCTGCGGTCATGCCCAGCACCTCCCACGGCTCGGACACGCCGAACGGTGAGTGGAAATAGGCCTCGGCCAGCCGCTGAATCCGCTCTTTGGTTTCCGGCGTGCGGCGGCGAAACTCACGCATTAGCAAGTGCAAGCAGATCTCGATGCTTTCGCGCTTTGCGGTTGCGTTGGTGTGGAAACGCGCGCTAAGGGTTACCGGGTGAGGGTATTCCAGTTGGAAAATGGCCCTCACCACGCGGCTGCGCAGAAAGTCGTCATCGGTTAGCGGTATGGTGCTGTACTGTGCCCGCCGCGTTGCCGTGGCGCTGACTTGCGTTGCCCAGCTGCCGGTGGATCGCTTTAGCTTGCGCTCGCCCTTGGCCAGCCTCGTTTGCATTTCCGCCAGCATCGAAAACGACTTGGGCGCATCAATATCAAATGCCCAGCGCACCAGGGCCCGCATTTCAAACAGATCAAACTCTGCCGGTATATCCAGTCGCATTGCCGCGCTCCCGTTCATTGCTTCTTGAACCCCCGTGTTGTGAACCAGCCCAACAGCTCGCCCTTGGCAAAAACACCGTCGCCCAGGTATTCCCAGCCGCACAGTGCGCAGTTGTTGATCCGTTGCGCCGTTGGCATCACCAGATCAGGCACTGAGTAAGTCCTGCTGAACATCATTGCTGCCGTCCAATTCTTTGCGAGTAACCTGCGCAGAGTGTTTGTCGGTAATTGGCCTGATCAACGCGTGAACACCGGGCTTGGCGCCGTAGCACTTCACCTTTCGACAGCTCACCACTTGGCAGTCATCGCGCCACACCACGTCGTTAAAACCGTCCTTGACCGACTTCTCAATGTTGTCGGCGTCGGGTTTCACTGTGGGTAAAATCATGTGCGTTAGCGCAAGATCACGCTTCCACTGCGGCCATGACTTGGGTATCTCGAACACCATGCGCAGCTCTAGATCCACGGGGCCGGCAAACGCTGGCTGGCCTTTCATCGCGCCCACGGCGTAGGACTTGATCAGCTCCTCGCGCTGGCGTGTCTTGCTGGGCGTGTAGTGGCTGGTGAACTGCTTGCCCGTCTTCGAGGTAATAATCCGTGACCGTGCGCGCTCTTTGCCCTGCGGTTGCCCGGGTATAAATACTTCGATCATCACACCAACCTCAAGCATTTGGGCTTCCACAAGCTCGACAACAGCACTTTTGGTAGCGTTGGTTCGCGTGTTGGCACAAACGTATTTTCAGGCGCAGGCAATGCTATTGAGCGGTAGTAATACGTCTTTGTTTTTTCGGGTTTCACTCGCTCAATTTTCCCGTCGTCGATCAGTTCAAGCAAAATATCGCTTACTGAAACACGGCTAAACGTCAGCGCGTCGCTCGCGTCTTTCACTATGCAATTGCGGTTTTCGTGCACGTAGCGGTGAACGGCCGCTTTGCGTTCTTCAAACATTGCTCGCTTGTCAGTCATGCCGCGCACCTCTCTGGTTTCCACTTAGCCAAAATATCCAGCGCGGGCTTGCCGGTGTTCATCACGTAAGTGATCGCGGCTGTGCGCTCCTCGCGGTGAGCCTCGTGCTCGCGTCTCAATCCATTTGTGTCGCCGTTCTTGCCCACGTCGGCCCGAATACGGAAGTCCCCCGCCTCGTGCGCAGCCAGTGCCAATGCCGCCAGCTCCTTGCCAGCGACCATGATGGTTTTGCCATCCACGGTGGAATAAACATTCGTAAACTTCATTGGAACAGCTCCTTGATGCTTGAAAGTGTCTTGGTGCCGGCCTCTTTGGCCCGCTCCTTCCGAGTTAAATCAACAAGATCGAGTTGGTTACGACGGCGCATCGCCTCGTCGTATTCGCGTTGGCGTGCCTCGCGGTGTTTGTGTTCCCAGCTGGTGTCGATGCCGTCCTTGTCAAAATTGCGAGGATCACGGCCTTCGCAAAGGGCTTTGAACTCAATCGCACCAGGTGGCCACTGCGGGTAAATCTCTGAGCACTTGCGCAAGCCTGCGGCGATCTGCTCACCGGAAACGCCTTGGAGCGCACCAATCCAAACGTCATTGGGTTCATCACCGAACTGGCTCGCGAACTTGTAACCGTAGGCTTGACTCATCATCAGCCACAATTTCGCCGTCAACGTCTCGGCTTTCCGTCGCGTGATGTCCTTGCCGCTGCTTGAGCCATTCGCCGGACTTGCGCTCGACACGGTCGACAAGGCTTTCCCGTCCTTGGTGTCGATTGCCTGCTGAAGTTTGTTCAGATCGATTGCTTGCATGAGGAATCTCCCGTGTCAGCTGGTTTGTGATGATGTCGAAATACGCCAAACCGTCTTTGCGCTGGCGAAGTTTCATGGGGGTTCGGCAGTTGTCGGCCCAGCCTGCGAAGCTGCCGCTTTGCACGGTGTGGTTTACAACCCAGCGCCAAAGGAGCTCGATGTCGCGAAGCTGGTGGCCGTCGATTTCGTTGAGTTTGCGAACAGCATCGGCCCACTCGTCGAGATTGATTTTAAAATTCACGCCAAAGCGGGCCTTGCTCGGGCAGCTCATACGAACCGCCAAGTCGTATTGCTCAGGCGTGAATTTGAATTTGCTCGGTTTGGGTTTTTCAGGCGGAGAATCGTTAGATTGATTTTTGTCCGGCACGCGTTCGACGGATGTCGAAGGTATGTTTTTAATATTGGTTAGTGGTTCTTGGTTAGTGGTTAGTGGTTCTTGGTTAGGTGGCGCTTCGTGCGTTTTTATTAACGCTTCGACCACGCTTGACCACGCCGCGTGCGTTTTTGATAACGGAGCGTGCTTTATTTCTGCACGCACTTGGTCGCAGGCTTCCGCGAACTTATTGCGTTTTTGCTTTTTTGCTTCGCGTGAAAGCGCAATTAACCGGTTTTGAATCTCACCAATTTTGTATACCTGCAGCTCTTCATAAACCCTTGTTTGCACGTAGGTTCCGTCGTCTTGAAGCTCAAAAAAGCGCGATAGAACAAATTTAACCGCCTGCTCTTCATCTGGCGTGCTTGCCCACGTCCATTCAATCGCTTCGCTTTCCGTGGGGAATCGTTCACGGTCGTAGCACGCATCTAGCAAGAGCGTGTACGCACCGTGCTGTAAAATCGAAAGGCGCCCAGCTTTCTTGGCGTAATCCCCTAAGTTGCGCTTGTAGTAGTGCATTATTATTCGCACCCCGGCCCAATTGAGTTGCCATCCTTGGAAGTGAATTTAGTCCAATGCCGCCACCCGCTGTGGCAATAAAAACCCCACTGCCGAATAGCTGGCCCAGTGATAAATACGGTCCAAACCGGCCCCTTAACTACCTCCAAGCGGTGAGCAAACTTAGCCGTGCGGAACACCGGTATAAGCCAAGGAATATGGCGGCCACCCTTAAAGCTATGCTCTAAAAGCTCACCCCGAAGTAGAAAGCTCACGCTGTACCAAGGGTGATCGTGAAGCGCCCTATCGTCGTCAGATGCGCCAAAACGATGTAAGTAAATATTCATAAATCGATTGCGCGGAATGATGTACCAGCGCTGCAGATAACCGCCGTTGATAACTCGATCAGGTTTTCGCATCACGCAACCCTCTTTCGTGCACGGATCTCCGCCAACCGGGCTTCAAGCGCTTCCTCCTCGTCATCCACGCTTTGATACATAAATCGCGAGATCAAATACTTAATAGGTTCGTGGGTTTTGTAGACTGAAAGAAATCGCTCAAGGTCATCGGTATTGAATTTGGCGCCGTCACTGGCGACCAGCTTGTTCTTTAAATGGCTTGGCGATAGGTCAAGATTTGCGGCAATAAGCTGACGCTGAACGCCCTTATTGTCGCGACACATTTCAGGGATCAAGTGGTCATCCAAAAACGAGCGCAAGGTACTGAATTGGCTATAAATATCGGGATTGAAATCTATACTTAATTGCTTGCTCATAGGGTTATCTCAATTATTTCTTCACACCACTTCACTGGACTTCACACCCTTTGTTTGAGGTATAAAAAAACCCCAGCACGAATGCGGGGCTTAGGCGGCTTGGGTGGGCTCGCCGAAAATGTCGGGACGTAAGTCGTAACGGGTTACTTGGCCGCTGGTGGCGTCTTCAATCGGCAGACACCATTTGGGCGAGATTGGACGGTGTCCCATGCGCCACTGGCTAACAAGGGTTTGACGGGCACCAATGGCATTGGCTAGAGCGGTTACACCGCCAGCAATATCAATGGCTTTCTCTAATGATTGGTTCAACATGTTTGGCCTCCGATAATGCCAAAAATATTCGCACAGCGCATTATCAAAGTCAAGCGCACTGCGAATCACAAATAATGCGCAATGCTTATAGAATTAGGTATGACAAAAAAACGACGTGACTTAACACCAGAAGAACTTCTTTGGGCCAAGAATTTAAATACTCTTTGGCAACAGCGACCTGCCCAGCCAAACGGGAAAAAAATATCCCAAGCTAAAGCTGCTGAATTAGCCGGGTGGGCAGGACAGAGCACTGTATCTCAATATATCAATGGCGAGATACCAATAAACACCAATGCAATTTTAAAATTCTGCGCGCTTATTCCATGCGAGCCAAAAGATATCGACCCCAACTTCGGTGATAACGTTATTCAGAGCACGCAGCCTCAATTAGTTCAGGAATTAAGTCGATTAGCCGAAGAGGCAGGGCCGGAGCATGCGCCAGGTCTAATAGCATTAGCTCGCGCTTATGTTCAGCAAGTAAAAGCCGCAAATATTGGAAAAAATTAACGAGAAGATCGCGATCATTCTCAGTTATATTAACGATTATTGACTGTAATTTTTCGTTATCCATAACACTGCCTCACCCCGCCGGTTTCCCCGTTCCGGTCGTTTTTTTCAGCGGGGGATCGAAAGACTACTGTATGAAAATACAGTATGTCAATATTGAATTTCAGCGCTAATCGCACCACACAAATACTAATGTGCCATAGCAAAACAAACTGTCAAATTAGAGTGCACTTTCATAAGCAATTGATTTTGTTTAATTTTTACACGGAGGTTTTATGCGCATTTATTTTTTAATGATAATCGTCTCGCTTACTGGTTGTGCAGCGCCAACCTATAATTATTCACCCATCACAAAACGAATAAGCATCCCTTCAATCGGAACTAATCAGATCGCGCAAGTTGGTGAAAGTCTGGTTATTCAAGGTAAAGAGGTAGAATCGAAAGCTCTGAATGTAAAAGACATCATTCAAATTGCCAACAGTTATTCCTTGCAGCCTGGCTATTACCTATTGCGTGGCAGCGATGAGAAATACCAAACGTATGAGGCCAACTCCATAAACGGCCCCCGTAACCAAAACCCATACATAACGGCGGTAATGGTGGCAACCGACTCCCAGAAAATATGCGTAACGAGCGGCCTTGGCGGGCTTAAGTGCGAAGTCAGTAGTGATTTCGAACAAAGTTCAACTAAAATCGTGAGCAAAGAGGCGTTTCAGCAAACATTGATCTATAACGGCAAAATCGGGAATGAAATAAAGATTGGATATAGGGAGTTTTCCGGTGACGCTGCTAGACCCGCATTTAGCAATGAAGTCACTTACGACCTTACGCATTCTAAAAAAATTGGCTACAAAGGCGCCAGAATAGAGGTTATCGGCGCAACAAATGAGGTCATCGAATACCGGGTTATTACGAACTTCAGTTCAAATGGCCAGTAAACTGGCTTTCATTTCAAGAGGCTGTAGCTGATACGCGATCGACCTAGATTTGCAATATTACGATTAAACAAGGAGGTTTTGTGATTAGAACAATAGTCATTGAGCTGACAAATGACTTTAGAGCAGACGTTAAGTCAACATATCAAAACAGCATCTTTAGATTGGCGCGATCTGGGTCTAAAGAGTTTGAGTTTCGCCCAATATCATCAGTGCTTGAGCTTATTAATTTTGGTGCTGTCGGCAGCTCTCACATCAAAATCAGTTGTAAGTTTGAATCAGGCGAGTCTTTCGTTGGCGTGTGCTCAAGCGAGCTATTTAGTGAAATAAATTCTGACTACAAAGCTTCAATGCCTAAGCTGGAAAGCACAACCTCAGCCTCGTTCCCGGAGTCTCCCAGTTTCTATGATTCGCTTCCAAGAGACCAAAAGCAGGCTCTGATTGTAATGCCGCTCTTTTTACTGCTGGTGCTGTGGATAGGCTACAAAGTTCTATTTAACCCAGCAAACGCCTCCGAAAAGGCATACGAAAAGAAAGTCTCTAAACAACGACACGAAGCGGCTTTGGCGTGCAGGGATTACGCCGTAGCTTTAGCCCGGCACCCTTCTACCGTTGACTTTTCAATGGTTCTTGGGCTTGCCGCCAAACAAGCGGATAACGGGCGTTGGCGGGTACAAAGCACATTCACGGCTAAGAATAGCTTTGGCGTCGAGTTAAAACACAAAATTTACTGCCTTGTTGAGCGTGGAGTTGTGATCGACGGTAACGTTTCAGAATCAGGGTGAGCGAATGACGGACGAAAAAATAGTAAAGCAATTTAGCGCGTCAGACGACGACGGAAATACTCACTTCATTACCTGCTACCAAGAGGTTACCGGCCTGCTTTTTGGTGTGCGAAAGCCGGTAGAGAACGGTCCAGTCAGGTATTCTAATCAGTATGGTGAGCATCTAAATAAAAACAATGACGGGACATTTACACTGCAAAAATCTGGAATGGTTATATATCCCGATGATCTATGACGAACTTAAACCATTCTAGTATTTCCTTGGTTATCACGGGGTTTGGTAGTCCCGCGTCTGCAATCGCGTCGCCCCAGATCACGCCTTTCGGGCTTTCAAATATCAGCAGTAAAAACCCCCCTTCAATGCGCTCAACATCCCAAAACTGAATAGGCAGCAAGGGAAGCCCGCGCTTCACGGCATCCATATCATCCCACTCCTGGGCCAGCGGCCTAGGCCATTGGTTAGTTTTACAGCTCTCTATTGATCTGCCTCCGCCGTTTAGATAGTAATCCCTCAGCTCTGTGCATTTGCAGCACACGTCAATGCCGCGCGCCTCGCCAATGCGCAGACCGATTGCCAATTTATACGCGGAAAACGCCGCCGCAATAATCAAAAGCCCGAACGCCAAGTACAAAAAATTCATATCCATATCCCCACTATTAATCGCCTGTGATTTGAGTATAGCAAAAAATATTCGCAGTGCGCTTGACATTATTTATTCGCAGTGCGATTATTTGGCCATCGCTACACACAACCCCGCTCCGAGGTCTGGCCGCGAAACGGGTTTAAAGAGGTTGACCAGCTCGGTGTGTACCGGCCCTAGCGAAAGCAAGCCGGTTTAGCGCAAACACTAAACGAACGGGAATAGGGAAATGCTCGCAGCTCAAACAATTCAAGTGTGCCAACAGCATTACCCAAAGTGTGGGGCTTGCCCAATACACAGCGAATGCACCGCAACCCATGAATGGAGCTATGCCGGTCTTGATCGGCACAACCAGAACGTAAACGCCGCCGCTGTTAAGTGGCTGGGTAGCAAGAGTTAACCACCTGGGACTTGCCCCAAAGCATCGGGGCTTTTTTAGGACAACAACCATGAACGACAACATCAAGCAATGGCGCTACATCCGGCACTTGGCGAAGTTGTTGAAAATCACGGCAGACCAAGCCGCCATGCACTGGGCCGAGGCCGGTTTAGCAAAGCAGTGGCGAGACTATTACGGAGATCCGGCATGAACGCAGAAAACCACATGGTAGCGAACCTAAACCGCGATCTTGACCAGATGTTTCCGGCAGCCACCGGCCAGCGCCGTGAAGACAAGGTGAAGGCCATTGCTGAGGGATTGTGGTTTGACGCGGCCATTGTTGCCGAAGGCATGACCTTGGGTGGCGGCTTTGAAGATGCACACCAAGCACTGCTGGCCGGAGACACCGAAAAACTGGGACAAATCATCATTACCAGCGTTGAGAACTACATCAACGAAGTAGCGGAGCAAAGAGCATGATTACTAAAGTGTTTATTCACCTCGATATAACGACATTAAACAGGCCTAAACCCAGCTACAGGGCGTTTAGCTTTGATGCTAGCAACACTAATAGCGACTACATCCTTGTGGCCATCAAAGACGTTGAATTCACCGCAAACAATGACTACCGCGAGCAAGCCGTTGCCAAAATCGACGAGCAAATCAAAAACATTAAAGCCGCCAAACAGTACGAAATCAGCACACTCGAAACCCGCAAGGCTGAGCTGCTGGCCATTAGCAATGAGGTGATAGCGTGAAGAACGCAGATATGCCAGCGATGCCGATTAGCGAAGAAGAAACGGATCGCTTTAATGAAGGGGTACTTATCTATACCGGCCTAACTAAGCGCGAGCACTTCGCAGCTATGGCGATGCAAGGAATTCTTGCCGGAAATGTTTGGAACGAAGTAACGATGGACAGCCCTGAATCTGAGGCCGTAAGGCTTGCCGACGCCCTACTCGCAGAACTGGAGAAGACTCAATGAAAGTCGAATTTCCCAACAACACCAAAGTGGTGGATTTACAGGCCTTTGCTAAGCGCCGCAATCAACGCCTGCGCGCTGTGCCGAGCAAACCAAGACCGGTGCCACCAATGCCGCCGAGTGCAGCGTAATGAATATTTATTGCTGCGGATGCGAGGCAAAGGTTGATGCGCGCCTTACTGATGGAGAAGAAATATACCCCCATCGAAGCGACTTGTTCAGCTTCCCATTTTGGAGGTGTGACGCCTGCAATAACTATGTCGGCTGTCACCACAAAACCAAAAACCGGACTGCGCCACTAGGCTGCATACCAACACCAGAAATCAAAAAAGTGCGCATACAAATACACGCGCTAATTGACCCGATTTGGAGGGAAGGCAAGGCAAACCGTAAAGAGATTTATGCGGAGATTAGCGAAAAAATTGGTCGCAAGTACCACTCAGCAAACATCCGAACAATAGTCGATGCGCAGGAAGTTTATCGGATTGCTAAGGCGCTAAGCGAACAATACAGGAGCGCAGCATGAAAACCGCACCAGAGATACTGCCAATCCAAGTAGTCGCGCTTGTGGCCCTGCTCTGCGCGTATGGCTGGGTAATGACCGAGGACTACAACGCGGAGTATGCGAGCAATGGGCCATGTGTAGCCGAGGCAAACCCAAACCTCTTTTCAGCTTTAAAAAATTAACATTTAAAACGGAGCACCACTGATATGAGCAACACAGCAGAAAAACAAGTCGCCACCGTGCGCGAAATCCCCACTATGCCCGCTGACAATAACCAGCAGATCGGCAGCATCATGATGAACCCTGAGCTGCTGAATCAGGCCATGATTATGGCCGAGCAAATGGCGGCGGCAAGGGTCACGGTGCCCAAACACTTACAGGGCTGTGTCGGTGACTGCTACGCCATTGTGCTGCAGTCATTGCAATGGCGCATGAGTCCGTTTGTTGTAGCGCAGAAGACCCACCTTGTTAACGGCACCCTCGGTTACGAAGCCCAGCTTGTGAATGCCTTGGTCACCGCTGGCGGCTACATACAGGGTACTTTTAAGTATGAATACAAAGGCGACGGCAACAGCCTTGAATGCCGCGTGGGCGCCATCATTCGCGGCGAGAGTGAAATCACGTGGGGCGAGTGGCTGGCTAGTAGCGCCGTTACCACTAAAAACTCGCCACTTTGGAAAACCAATCCCAAGCAGCAAATGGGCTATTTGCAGGTTAAAAACTTCTCTCGCCTGCACTTCCCCGCTGCAATTATGGGTGTTTACACCACCGACGAGCTCAACGATTCGCCAGCGCCAAGCACTGAACCTAAAGACATTGGCCGTGGCAGCGCTGAGCCAGATGCCTACCCCGACGAAAAGTTTGCCGAGAACCTGCCCGCATGGCGAGATTTGGTCGCGTCCGGTAAGCGCACCCCAGAGCAGATTCTAAAAATGGTGAGCAGCAAAGCAACACTCACCGACGCGCAAATTACCGCCATTAAAAAACTGAAATAGGGAGCAACCACACCATGAAACTACTTGATTTATTGCAGGGTTCGCGGGAATGGATATTGGCCCGCGCCACCCACAATACCGCCTCAGAAGCATCAATGATGATGGGCGCATCAAAGAACGCCAGCCGCAATGATTTGCTGCACATAAAATCCACCGGCAGCGAACAAGAGTTCAGCGACTGGGTGCAGGCCAATATCCTCGATAAAGGCCATGAAGTTGAGGCGCTAGCTCGCCCCATTGCCGAGTCCATTGTTGGTGAAGACCTCTACCCCGCCACGGCCACCGACGATGATGGCTATCTGCTCGCCAGCTTCGACGGCGTCACCATGATGGAAGATGTTATTTGGGAGCATAAGCAGTGGAACGCGGCCAAGGCCGAATGCGTTAGCCGCGGTGAAGTGCCACCAGAAGATCACTGGCAGGTTGTGCAGCAGCTCATGGTCAGTGGTGCCGAGAAGTGCCTTTACATGGTCAGCGACGGCACCGAGGAAAACTGCGTGTATTGTTGGGCAACACTAGACAATGCCGACGCTAAAGCCCTGCTAGCAGGCTGGAAGCAATTCGACGAAGACGTGAAAGGCTACAAAAAAGCGGAATACCAGCCCGCGCCCGTGGCTGATGTTATCGACAAACTCCCCGCGCTGTTTATGGATTTAACGGGTGAAGTCAAAGACACCAACATCGCCACCTATGAACAAGTGGTCACCGCCAAGATCAAGGCTGTTAAAACCGACCTAAAAACAGATCAAGACTTTGCCGACGCCGACGCCTTTGTAAAGTTCTTTGAAAAGGCTGAGAAGGAAATCGAAACCGTTAAGGCTCAAGCGTTGGCCAAAACAGCCAGCATTGAAGAGTTGTTTAATACGGTTGACCGACTCAAGGAGCAAATGCGCAACAAGCGCCTTGAACTCAATAAACTGGTTACCGAGCGTAAGAAAGAGGTCAAGTTGGAAATCGCCCAAGCTGCGCGGAAACTGGTCGACGATCATATCGCCAAGCTCGATACCAGCTTAGGTGGCGCCCACATGCCCAAGATTGTCACCGATTTTAACGGCGTAATGAAAGGCAAGCGCACCGTGGCCACACTGCAAAGTGCGGCTGATGATGAAGTCGCCCGCGCCAAGATTGAAGCTAATGAAGTGGCTGAAAAAATCCGCGCAAACCTCGCTCTTTTCGAGAAAGTAAAATACGCATTTTTGTTTAGCGACAAACTGCAACTACTCGACAAAGCCACCGACGACTTGGCCGCGCTCATTATTGCACGGGAGTCTGAGCACGAAAAAGCCGAGGCCGAACGTGTGGAAACTGAACGCGCAAAAATCCGCGAAGAAGAAGCTGAAAAGCTACGCCGTGAAGAAGCCGCCAAACTAGCCGCACAGCAAACGCAACCAGAACCAGAGCAAGCGGCACCGGATATGCGCCAGCCTGTGCCGCAAGCGTCGAAATCAACCCCTGTAGCCGCTGCGCCGGCAGGCATTGCCCGCAACATCACCAAGGCTGAGCACGAACTCACCCTGTACCAAAAAGGCTGGATCGACGGCGTAAGCGCCTTTGCGCATTGGAAGGACGGCACCCAGTACGTGGGCAACGGCAACAAAACACTTGCCGATGTGATTAACCAATTCATTGCTCAGGATCAAGCGGCGTAAGCCGCTTTACCCGCCCCCAAGGAGAACCACCCATGTTCAAACTCGATAACCAGCGCGCCACCCTCACCAAAGTGACTACCTTTGCTGAGAACCACGGCCAAGAAATTAAACACGGTCAAGCCCTGCAAATGAAAATGACCTTGGCTAATACCGTGCTCGACCAATTTGAAAAAGGCCTCACCGCCGCACTTTTTGAACGCTACGACGAAAAGTGCGACCTTGCCGAACAAGGCCAGCCAGAGCTACTACCAGACCTGCGCTTTCCCGACTTGCTGCCGATTCAATACGGCTATGAGGGCCAAGGCTATCGCGTGATATTCCACACCGGACTGAGCGACAAAGAGAACATCTACTTAATCAACACCAAGCTCGACTCATTCAAATTCGACTTAAAGCAAGGTGGATCCGTGGAGCTGACATTCAGCATTAAGTGCCACCCAAACAAGGAAGAGTCGGGCAAGCTCGATCACTTAATGAAAGAGCAAGTCGACATCACGCTAGAACCGCCTTCAGCCGAGGAACTCGCACAAATGGAGCTTGACGGCTACGGCGAGCAAGAAGAAGCGGCTTAACGAATACACACCCGAGGGCGTTGAAGATGGTGAAAACAAATACTGGGAACGGGCCAAGCCAGACAACCCTAACACCGGTTATTGCAGAAGCCATTGGAGCCGTGACATTAGAGACTGGCTGCTTTGCGGGGGCCAAGAAACCCCGCTGCATGTTTGGACGTTTAAGCATAGGAAAACTGCTTGTGTATTCCAAAGAAACGTCAAGTCCTCAGTGGTCGGTGAGCAGGGCCGCTGAGGGCGGTACCAATTTCGGCGGTACTGCGTTTTGAATGGTCAACGAGCACCGCTCGACCGAGATTTAGAGCGCTTTACCGCCACCCAATAAGGAATATTGAGATGTTGTTACTAACAAGACGGATCGGTGAAACCATCATCGTAGAAATACCCGGGGCCACCGTTGAAGTGACGGTCATGGGCGTTAAAGGCAATCAGGTTCGGCTAGGTGTAACGGCCCCGAAGGATATCGCCGTCCACCGCGAAGAAATCCACAACCGCATTCAATTGGAGAAGACAGCATGAATCTAACAACCCTAATAGCGATGATGTTGTCTGCCAATTACGCAGGCGATGGCAAGTCCCTGCTCAAGGCACCTATGCAGCCAAGAGCCAAAAAACAGTGCTTGCAGTGCGGTGCTACACATCGGCACAACAACGCTTGGTGCAGTGCGGAATGCTGCAAAGAATATCGCGCGGTACGCAAAGCTGCATGAAACGCTTCCTCGACTATCGCTCCACAAGCGCTTCGGCTTCGACGGCTGGGCGCTGAAGGTGAAGGAGGCTGAAAACCCCTCGCTTGGAGCGTATGCACCACCCGAGGCGAGGCCAGATCGTTGCGCTATCAGCAAACGCCAGATCTGTTTCAGAAAACGGAAATTGTAAAAGTGAAAATTAGTGTGGAGGTGGCCAGTGATTAAGCCCAAATACCCAAAGCGCGAAGACTACGCGAATGACAGCGAGTGGGACACAGCGCTCGAAAAGTACGAAGACGAGGTCGATGCCTTCTTTGCCATGGAGGAAGAAGCCCACGACGCCAAGATCGACATGGCGCGCTTTGATGCGGATTTCAACAGAGAGTTTGGGGTGTCGCGTGAGTAAGGCAGTTCTGCAGCTAACGCTCAAAAAGCCGTGGTTTGACTTGATAGCCAGCGGCGAAAAGGTATTTGAATACCGCGAGTATAAGCAGCACTGGATGAGCCGATTGCTCGGTAAAAATGGGTGCCAAGATTTTGACGAGGTGCGCTTTACGCACGGCTACGGCAAGCATCGGCCTTTTATCCGCTGCGAGTTCATTGGCACAGCAATAATGGCTGGCGAATATTGCGAGCCCGACAACAATGAGCAGCTTGAAAATAGCCAGATGTATTTCGTTATCGGGCTGGGGAAAGTCTTAGAGATCGGTAACGTGTAGCCCTTGGCTTTACGGCTGGAAAATAAGGAACTGAATATGTGTGTAGATTTAGCAAATTGCAACGGAAGCTGCCCAGAGTGCCGGCAGTCCGCTCAACAGCCTGTTGTTACGTGGCGTGGCATGGACGAAGCACCAAAAAGCGGTGAAACAATTATAGGTTATTACGGTGGCGGCGAAGAATGCAGAATTTTTTGGAGTGACCGCCCTGTTTGTATGCTCGGGACAAGATGCGGCGGATTTCCAGCGGGTTGGGCTACCGATGGATCAGAAACCGATTACAACCTACCTGTTGATGAGCCAATTCAGTGGCGAGAAGACACATAACCCATGTGTAACGCGCATGAATGGAGCGAAGCGGAATGAATGTCGCAGTTGACACAGTTGTTATCCGTCCATCCGTGGTCAGCTACGGAGCTGGGACTAATAGCACGGCGATGTTGGTGGGCCTGTATGAGCGAGGCGAGAGGCCAGACATTATTGTATTTGCCGATACAGGGGGGGAAAGACCGGAAACCTACGCGCATAGAGATACGGTAAGCGACTGGTGTGAATCAATTGGCTTTCCTCGGATCGTGACCGTGCGCGAGCATATAACGCTGGAGCAGGATTGCTTAAACCGCAATGCATTGCCGGGTCTTGCCTATGGTTTTAAGAGCTGTTCAGAGCGATACAAGATAAGGCCGCAAAAACGGTGGCTAAAGAAGCAAGGCCACATCGCCCCTTGGTTTTGGGTTGGCATTGATGCTGGCGAAGCGCACCGGAAGAAATACGAGGGCACGCGATACCCGCTGGTTGAATGGAACTGGGGGCGGCAGGAATGTATTGAGGCGATAGCGCGTGCAGGTTTGCCGCAGCCCGGAAAGAGCGCCTGCTTTTTCTGCCCAGCTACAAAGCCGCATGAGATTAAGCAGCTCAAGGAAGATCACCCAGACCTGATCGCGCGAGCGATCCACATGGAGGAAAACGCAGAGTTGACACACGCGAAAGGATTGGCGCGATCATGGGCTTGGAAAGATTTTTTAGAATTTGATGACGCGCAGGGCGATCTGTTTACACCGGACGTGGCATGCGAGTGCATGGACGGATAACCCTGAGCTTTGAGGACGAGCGAATGAGTAAAGAAAATTGTGAGCTTGAGTGCGGGGCGTTTGGAACGTATTGCAAATGCAATGATGAAGCAAAAGCGAGTTCCTGCAACAGCGACTTGTTAGAACGCAAGTTCCCCGTGCTGAGTTATGACAGATACAAAGACTGCCCGTCCTCGGTGAAGTGGAGCGAACTTGATGATGCTTGGGCGCTAAATGTACACAGCCAGACACTAGAAAGGCTGGCTCAGCGCGGCGGGCTGTGCCCAGAGGAAATTTACTGGAACGTGAACCATCTTCAATGGTCGACAAAAGTTGACGAAAAAGCAGCGCTCGACTTAGTGAAGAGAATAGCGTTCTAACCCCCACAAGCAGGCGAGGCGCGCTGTATGCGCCGTCGCGCTGCCTTTGATTGTTATGTGCCGAGGTAGATATGGATTGTGAACTTCTTAAAAGCGGACTGAGCGACGAAGGCTGCGGATGCCCAGAAGAAGAATGGTCGATTCTGAACACCCACGTGACGATGCACTTAGAACCCGATGGATCTGGTCATGCTTTCTACGATACTGGAGATTGGAACGATGAAAAACTTTTTAACGTTACGACGATGACGGAGCTGAGAGAGGCTGCAACGGAGCACTTGAAGCAACTATACGGCATAGGAACATAACCCTTGGTAGCAGCGGCGAAGCGTCAGCGCCGTCCTGCTGCCTACCTTTGTTATGCGCTGACGGAGATAGAAGCGATGGATAATCAACACAAGAAGATAAAAGGCTACCGTGATTTAAGTCAGGAAGAAATTGACTTGATGAATGAGGGCAAGGCTTTGGCTGAAAAGTGTGGCGAATTTATTGCCAAGCTTGAAGCAACGAATAGTACAGATAAACGCAATGTTGCATTGGGTAAAACAAATTTGCAGCAAGGTTTTATGTGGGCGATTCGCGGCGTTGCCCAGCCAACAACTTTTTGATGAAAAGCAACTTGAAGAAAATTAGGCAGGATGCCGGCTTAACTTTAGAAGGGCTTGGTGATATGTGCGGGCTAAGTAAGTCGCACTTGCACGACCTCGAAAAAGAAACCGGCTCCGCGCCTAAAATAACGACAGCCTACGCCATTGCATGTGTGCTCGGAAAATCGGTGTACGACATATGGCCCGATGAAACTGAGGTTGTTGAAGAAACAATTGTAGTGCGTCGAGTCGTGGGCGCATAACCCTTTTATTCAGCAGCCGAAGGTCTGGCTGCAATTGTTTGTTAGCTGCGGAGGCTGAAATGGACATAAAAGAAGCTCTAAAAATTACAGGATTTATGCTGTGCGACTGGAAATCGAACGGCGAAGATGAGTGCTCGACTTGTGATAAAGCAATTACCGAAGGTGGAAAAGTCTACTACGAAAGAACCTGTTACGAAGTTGATGAGGGTGAATACCATTGCGAATCTTGCGTTATCAAGAAGCCAATCGAGTGGGATGAACAGCTTGAATATTATGAAAATCTTGGGAAGTCAGTGTGCAGCTAACACACGCTATCAACCCAACAGGCTTGATAATCCGAAATAGCGACAAAGTTAAGCGCGGGAGAGTGAACGTTAATGCCCTGTACAAACATTGGCCAGGCCATCGTCTGCGCTAGCAGCTCATGGCACCGCCTACGGCTTAAAAACGGCACCCACGTCTTTTTGGACTGGCACCGTTATCTAGGCCCAACATTTTACAGAGATCGCGCTGCAACGCGTGAAATCGAGAACTGGTACGAATATCCGGCTATCTGCGATGCGCTGGATTGGTTTATAGGCCGAGGAAATAGAGCATGAGTCAATGGCTAACTGAAGCTGAAATTGAAAGCGTAACGTCGCGTCAACGACCTACTGCGCAAGAGCGAGTGCTCAGGCAGCTAGGGTACGTGGTGCTTGGACGAACCCCCGACGGCAAGGTAAAGTGTTTGTCACTCCACCCAAGTGACCCGAGGTTAAAGGCCATGGGCACCGAGGCCGTTAATCTGGATCTGTCATGAGTCCCAAAAAGCGTAATAAGGAAAACAAGTCGCTGCCCAAGGGTTGGCGCTTCCGCTATGGCATGTATTTGTATCGAGTGCCGAAAGGTGCTGAGCAATTTTGGGAGGGCAAGAGTGAGTTTAAGCTTGGAAAAACGCTGCACGAAGCGCACCAGACATTTGCTGAGCGCGTAGGCTACCAAGGCAACGTGAACACCATGGCGCAACTCTGCGATCGCTACGCGCTCGAAGCCCTGCCAAAGAAGGCGCCAGCAACGCAGCGCTCTAATCAATACTCCTTGCTACGGATACGCAAAGTGTTCTGTGACAACGCAGTTAAGGCGATTCAGCCACACCATATTTATCAGTACCGCGACCATACCGGCAAAACTGAATCTGAGAAAAAGGCTAATCTTGACTTAGAAGTATTGAGCCACATGTTTACCAAGGCCATCGAGTGGGGATTACGCCCGGATCACCCAATGACCGGGAAAAAGGTCGTTAAGTTTTCGCTGCAAAGCAAAGACTACGTGCCGCCGCTTGAAGATATCTCAGCATTCGCTGCCACCCTGCCCGCTAAATGGCAGCTCTATGTTGCGCTAAAAGTATGGACCGGACGCCGTAAAGGCGAATTATTAAGGCTAGAAAGGCGTGATATTGTCGATGACGGCATGAAGTTCAAGAATAACAAGCCACCCTACCAAAGCTTTTTGATGGAATGGGAACCTGAAACCCGCGAAATCGTCGGCGCAATTCAGGCTTTACCGGGCAACATACGGGGAATGCACTTATTTCACACCCGAGAAGGCAAGCCGTACATCGATGACGAAGGCAAAACTTCAGGTTTTGACTCAATCTGGCAGCGCCACATGGTCAAAGCAGTAGAGAGCGGCATCGTCACCAAACGATTCACCGAGCACGATTTGCGGAAAGTGAGAGCAAGCCAATTAAGCGAAGCCCAGGCTCAAGAATTATTACAGCACAGCCGAATAGCAATGACGCGGAAATACCGCACATCGGTAATTAGAATGAGCAACAAAAAGTGAATTCTATGGGAGAGACTGTTGTTTTTGGGAGAAGTGATAGTGGTCACTATCACTGGCAGTAAGAGAAAATGGTGGGCCGTGATGGATTCGAACCATCGACCAATTGGTTAAAAGCCAACTGCTCTACCACTGAGCTAACGGCCCATATTCTCTTACTATGCTACCCGCGAGTTCCGGGGGCCGCATTGTAATGCTATCTTCCGAATGAATCCAGTATTATTTACCAGACCTAAATCACTGATTAATCGCCAAAATTGCGTCTTTTCAGTGACCCCGAAAGAGGCGCCTATAATACGGATTTCAAAAGAAAAAACAACCGCAACACACTAAAAAAAGCAGTTTTATTACAGTTTGTGGTATCGGGTGGGATCAGCGACGCCAGCTTGCAGAAAACCTTCGCGACGAAGATGGCAGCTGTCGCATCGCCCACAGGCTTCGCCTTCGGTATTCGCCCGATAACAGGACACTGTTTGCCCATAATCAACACCTAGGCCAGTACCTAACTTGACGATATCCGCCTTACTGAGCGCCATTAAGGGGGTGTGGATGCGCATGCCATGCCCTTCCACTCCGGCCTTGGTCGCGACATTCGCGAGGGTCTCGAAGGCCTCTATAAAGGCTGGGCGACAATCTGGGTAGCCCGAGTAGTCCACTGCGTTCACGCCGATAAATATATCGTCCGCATCGAGGACTTCCGCCCAGCCTAGGGCAATCGACAAAAACACGGTATTGCGCGCTGGCACATAGGTAACTGGAATACCCACTGCGCCCGCATCGGGAACATCGATTTTCATATCGGTTAAGGCTGAGCCACCAATACTGCTTAAATCTAATTTAATAATTTTAAATTCTTTGGCACCGCCACTTTCCGCAACGCGGCTGGCGGCAACTAATTCGGCGCGGTGACGCTGACCATAATCAAATGCCAGGGCATAGCACTCATACCCTGCTTTTATTGCCTGGGCCAATACCGTAGCGCTATCTAAGCCACCGGAAACCAGTACGACTGCTTTCTTTTGCAA